ATTAAACGAAGAAATTTTAAGAATGAAAAAATTGGCTGGTATTATTTAATAATGCAAGTCTATGAACAATAAATCATCTTCATCATTATATTTAACACAAGACCATGCTGGATGATATTGATTTTTTGCTTTGTCTAATTCCTCTTCACTGAATTCATTAAAAAAATCTGAACCCTCTTCCAAGCCTGGAAATTCTTCTTTGTCAAAAAAATAACCCTCTCTTATTCTTTTGTTATGCAACAAAGAGTCATAATAAGCCTCTCCTTCTTTTAAATAAACCCCCCACCCATTTGATTTAGTTCCTTCTGGTAAAACACCATTAACAGAATTCATTCCAGAAATATCTATTCCTTCATAATACTTATCTTCAATTCTCTCTATCATTACAAGAGCATCATCAGGAATATTATTTTTTTCAATAAACTCTTTTAAATCTTTAACTCTTAAACCAGTCCATGATTTTAATTGCTCTTTTGTTAATTTATTCATATTTTTATATTTTATCTATTCTTATTAATGCAATTATTTGTTTAAATACATATTCATTAGTGCAAAAAATAATTTCTTCAAAACTAAATTCTTTATAATGCTCTTTGACAAACTTTGAATCGTGAACAATATATCCATCATTAAATTTGCAAACACAAAAAGAAGCGCCATTTGTATAATTATTAGCTCTATTTTCAGCCCACCGTGTTGCTCTCTCTATTGTGCTTAAAGGATTCATTCGTGCAAATATAACATTTTTTTAAAAAAAATAGACATATTTATAATAAAAAAAATTATGAGTAAGTTTAAAGAAAAATTAATCAATTTTATCGACTCTGTTGAATATTGGTTTTCAGACGGTGACAACAAGGGGGTTAGTCTTTGGAAAACAGCTTTGTTGGGTCTAACAATCATAACACCATTATTCTTTATAATGGCAGCGCCTTGGCTGTCTTGGATTGCAATTTCTCCAGAACATAGATATGATGAAAAATATAATTGGCTGCAAGATATGTCTTGGATATGGCCAGTTTGTATTTTTGCTTTAGGATTTATAGGAGTTTTGGTTTCAATTATTTATAACTCAATAAATGATAGATAATGGAAATTTGGCAATATGTTATAGTTGGTCTATTACTTTTTATATCATCCATATCTAAAGCAATACAAGATACTTTAGCATTTCATTTTGACACAAGCGTATTTTCGAAGGCAAATAGTAATTGGTGGAACCCATCTACTTCTTGGAAAAATAAACATGATTGGTTTCCAAACTCAAAAGTGTTAACCTGGTTAATTTCTAATCCATTAGTTGCAATAACAGATGCTTGGCATTTTTTTGGATTCACAAGAGATTTTTCAATATTTGCTTGTATTCCTATTGCTTCAGGTAACTATTGGATATTTTTAGGTTATCCAATTTATCGCTTTGTGTTTCACGTTTTTTTTACTTGGATTTTTATAAAGAAGTAATTATTTTTTTGAGTCTTTTAAATACATATCAACAAACTGACTATTTAATTCTGTGCTCATTATTTTTTGAGTAGATTTTATTTCAGGCAAATCTTTTGTAGTTATATTTAAAAAATTTAAAACACCTGTAACAGCCTGTTCTGCATTTTCGCAAATATCAAGCTCATATATAAGTTCCATGTGTTTTTTTCCATGTAAAAAACATTCAATCCACTGTTCTTCTTTTTTTATTTCGTTTAAAATAAAATCAATAGTCCATTTTGAATATTTAACTTCTTTATTTTTTATTTTATCAAGTTCTGAATAGTCCCAAACATCTGTTTCCCAAGCAATATGTCTTGAAACAGCCTGATTTAATTTATCATAGCGCTTCAACCAAATCCAATGAGTTATCTTATCAAGCATACCCTCTTCTTTTGCAGATAAAATTTGTTTTACATCGTTAAATTTAACACCAACAACAAAATTTTGTTTTTTTGTACACCAAGTAATTTTATCTAAATAAGATTGATTTGATTTCGTAAAAACATTTTCATAATAACTCCTCATATCATTATTAAAATATTCATTTGGGGTTCCTAATCTATTTGTTGATTCTAATAATTCGCAAAAATGACTCGAACCTGTTCTGGTTCCTGTAATAATTCCATAATAAATAAATGGATAATTCATATATTTTCTTTACAAGCTTTTAATAATTCAGATATAAAATATTTTGATGTAAATTTAGTTTTATCCATGTTTTTTAAATAATTGCTTGCTTCTTCAACTTTATTAAGCAACGAAGGTATTTCTTCTGGGCTATCAAAATATAAAGGATAGTCTTCTCCTAAATATTCTTCAACAGCTTTATGTCTGTTTATTATTATAGGAGTATTTCTAATTATACAATCTAAAACACCATTAGAAGCAGAAGCGTCAAACATTTCCATTACAACAATATTATTCGCAAGCATTTTGTCAAAAGATGATGCTGGCATAAAAAACAAATCAAAAGAATTACCAAAAAACTTTCTTTCCTTATTGTTCCAAAAATTTTTAACTAATTCATCATATTTATTAACCCATTCCATATTTGACCAACACCTTAGCTTTGAAACATTTTTTATGTCTGGTATTTGATTTATTAGCTGAGTATTTCTTAAATAAACTCCTATTTGAACAATTGATTTTTTTTTATTAGAATTCCAATTATTAACAGACCATTTTTGGAAATCTCCTTCTACAGGATGAGGTATATATACAACTGGACAAGATAAATGTTTTTGTAATTCTTCTTGATGATATTTAGATAAAACAATAGCAAGTTTTAAATGTTTAGCACTTTCTTTAAACTCTGGAGTATTTAAATAATTAACCATCTTTTCTTTGTCGTTTGAAAATTCTGGAGGAAATGGTGGATGATGAAATATACCGACCCAATCTTGTTTATAAATAATTCCTTTAGAATAACAAAAATTCTGCTCAACAAAATCATCAAGCAAGATTCCATCTTCTGAATTTATTTCGTCTAATTTTTTTATTATATATGGCCAACCAGAACGGTGAAGACCTTTACCTATAATATTATCAGAAGGTTTTCTTAATAATTTTATTTTTTCTTTATTGTAATCTACAAATGAAATATCTAAAGTAGATTTTTTTTCCAGGTCTATTTCTTTGCATTGACAACAACCACCGCTTCCACTGCCTCCAGAGCCTTCACAGTTTCCACAGTCACAATGGTTGCATTTTTTACAAAAAAGAAAGTAAAAAACAATTAATAAAAAAATTGATGTTGAAAAAATTAAAATTAGCATTTTGAATAGAAGTTTGATGTTATTAGTAAATAATTTAAAAATAATTCAACCTAATAAAAATTGCAAATTTTTTTCAACTTTATTTTTAATAATCTTCGTAGTCTGATTGATTTTCTTTTCTTTGAGAAAGAATATCTTTTCTAAGCTTCCAAGCCATCTTGTGAATGTTAAGCAATTTTTTTCTTATTCTTTTTGAAGCTCTTTTATTTTGACCAACAAGAAAAGAATAAAAATCATTTTCCATGTTGTCATAATCTTTCAAAAGCTCTTTTAATTCAAACCATTGTTCTTCAAGATTATGATTATCGTGTTTCATAAATTAAGATTCTTTATTGTTATCTTTATCTAAATCTTTAAACTTTCTATCAAGATTGTCTAATAAAGATTTTGTTTTTGCAAATAACTTTCTATTTTCAGATAGTAATACATTTTCTGAAAGAGTTTCCCCTCCCTCTGGAGTTTCTCCTCCTGTTGGTAACTCAGGAGATTCTTCTTCACCCCCCATTGGCGTTTCTGGTGCTTCTGGAGATTCAGTTTCTCCAACAGTTGGAGTCTCGCCTCCTTCTGCAGAAGCTGTTTCACCCCCATCGACCTCATTTTTCTTTGCAAATTTTTCGTCAATATCTTTAAACAACCCTGTCTTTGTATAGTTTTCTGCTGCTTCTTCAATTTCAGCAAACATTTTCTTTTCAACTTTTTTCTGTCTAAGAATAAGTTTAATTTCCGACTCAGAGAAACCAAGAATATTTTGCATAGCCCATGTATATGAAGCAGGAGATGTGGCTTCAGAAGAGAACATTTCTTTAAATACCTCTAATCTGGCTTTCATAACCTCTAATTTCAACAACTCTTGTTGAGTTGATGGATTTGTCAATTTTAAATCAAAATTGTCCATATCATCCTGGAATCCTAATAAAAATAAGTGGATATTAGCAACCCTTCTTAGTTCAATTAAAACCATTTCCTGGATTCTGTTAACTGTTCTTGCAAATCTCAAATCTGTCTGTGCTAAAGTAGAACCCCCTTCCATTTTTTCAGCATAGTTTAAATATGCTTTAGGAACTTTAATAGCAGCGAAAAGCTTATTCTGGAGATATTCTATATCCATTATATCATTAAGGTTAGCAGCGCCCTGCAAAGTTTCTACCTTTGAACTTTTCTCGCCTCTAACTGGAATAAAATAATCTTCTTCATACGTGTTTTTTACAAAAACCCCATTACCATATCTGGGAGTAAAGTCGTTTGTTAAAGACAAACATGCAAAATTATGTCTGTCATGTTCTCCATTCAAACCAACAACGGTCATACAATAAACGTCTTCTCCATCTGTTTCTATAAATTCTACTTTAGAAACTTTATGATTTTTATATTCAAATTTACCACTTATTTCATTCTGAATAATATTTTTTTTATTCCATTCTACTCTTTGTTTTTTATACTTTTCTTTTTTTAATTGAAACAATGATGGATTATATGTTTTTAAAAAATCATTATATGAATCAACATTATTCAATCTTAACATTTCTCTTAATTTAGTTTTATGAAAAACTTTATTTAAGTCTCTTTTGCTATTTTTGTTTTCTTTAATCAGTTCGGTGTAAAATTCTGTATCTTTTAAAGATAAAATAAAATTTTCTGCATTTATAAAGTATGTATATTTTTTAATTTCTTCACAAGCAATTTCAAAACATTTCTTATTAAATTGAATTGTCATTGATTTTTTCAAATCTTTCTTTTTTTCTTCATTGTTCCACAATTCAATCATTGATTTACTCCTAATTTTATTATGCTCATTGTGGAGTTCTGATGAATTATACCAACTCATATTTTGAACTGAATTTCTTTCTATATTTTTTTTGGAAACCCTTTTTATTTTTTCTTCGCTTTTATTCCATTTTATTATAATATCTTTATGCATTTTTTTATGTTCATAAAAATCTACCCATTCTAAGTTTGTTGGCTGATTATTAAATTTGTCAAAATCTTTGTGATGAATTGTGTTATGATTTTCGTCAAATTTAGACACTTCTTTAGCAACTAACCTATGAACAAATTCATATTTTCCACTTTGTGGATTATAAATTTGCAAATATTCCTTTACGGAATCATGATTTTTAAACAATTTTTCATTTTTTGTATAAAACGGCATTAAAGAATCTCCCTCTTTTAATTCGTCTGCTCTTTTTTTAGAACCATCTCTTAAAACGAAAGGGTGTTCTGGAGCTGTTAAAACCCAAGTGTCATCATCTAACCAAACTTTTGTTAATGTTTTTGCTGTATAATTTTTCCCACACCAAACAACTTTTCCTGGAACAATCTGGTGACTCTCATCTTGGATAGAGTAGACATAGTTTTCTTTCCCTTCTTTAAATTCTTTAGCTAATTCTTCTATTGTAATAACTCTTCCGTCTAATAATGGTATTGGTGTTTTTTTCCAAACTGGTAAAGGATTATATTTCAAATTTACTTGTCCAGTAGTTGGGTCTACAACAGAACTCTTTTTTACAGCAGCTTTCATTTTTTCAATATACTGCGGTATATCTTTAGGGTCTGTATTTCCGACTTCTATATAATAAACTCTTCTTTCTGGAGCACGTATTAAACGATACACCAACATTGCGTCTTCAGCTAATTGTAATTGTTTCCAAATTTTTCTTGCTGGCTCAAGTATTGAGCGACCATATGGTAATCTTGCTCCGTCAGTTGCAATTCTAAAATGTGCAACTTGCCACTCTTCAAAATACATGTTATTCAAATCCCATCTAAATCTTGCCGAATTAAGATTTCCGTCATATGCTTCCTCTCTGTGTATTTCTTGAACTGGTAGAGCGGTGCAATCAAAAACACCTAATTCTCTGTCAGTTTCTAACTTCACAAAGCAATCTCCAAATTTTAACATTTCTCTTGTCCAAAACATTAAGTTGTAACTAATGTTTAAGTTATTATGAAACAAATCTTTAAGAACACCTTTTATTCTTGAATTATTTGAATATATTTCTAATATTTGTCCTTTTTCTGACCTCGTGCAATTATGAGTAAACACACCGCTATTTTCAGATGTTGATATTGCAAAATTATTAAATTTACCAACATTAACCATATCATACACTGGTCTTTTTCCAATGTAATTAATTTTTTTTACACTATGATTAATAGCATCAACGAAACTTGAAAAATTTTCATATCCATTTTTATTTAAAAAAGACGTGACTTTTCTTTTTTCCCAACCATTTTTGTCGCAAACTTTTTTATATGCTCTTTTTATATTTTTTCCTTCATATTCTAAACAAGCTTTTTTAAGAGAGTTGTGATTTAATCCAATTTCTAAAAAATCTATATCTTCCCATCTTTGAAGATTTAATTTCTTATAAGATTTACATTTTCTTAAAATTGTAGTTGTTGTATTTAAATATTTTGCTGCCTCATCAAAACTATTTGTATTATGTCTGGCTTCTAATAATTGTTCAAAATAAAATTCTCTTTCAACATTTTTTAAAAATCTTCCATTTTTATCTCCTTCAATTTTATATCCACCATTAAACATTCCATTTAATTCACCAGTTATATTCTCACCAAACTCTTTTCTGTCTTTGCCTGACATTTTATCCCATCTTTTCTTTTGACTTTTAGAAAATGATTTTTTTGTTTTTTCAGCCCATTCTTTGTTCTCCCATCTTATTCCATTTTGCTTAAATATTTCTGTCATTTTTTCTCTAAAATCTGAATTATTTTCCCATCTATCAGAATTTAATGAAGCATGAAATTTTTGATGGTCAAAGTAATTCATTACTTTTAAATTTTCAGGATGATTATTTGTTTTAATAAAATCAACGTGATGAACAACGCTCTTTTCATTTGGATACACATGGTTTTTAACAATTCTGTGAGTGTATTCCCACTTTCCACTTTCTAAAATCATCTCATATCCATTAATTCTATCATTTTCATTCGAAACTCTTGTATAAAAAGGCTGTATTGAATCACCATTTTTTAAATTAATTGTTTCACAATATTTTCCACTGTTTTTTAATAACCATTTATGGTCTGCAGTTGCTAAAACTTTAGAATCATCATCAAAAACTATTTCATAAACTTCCTTTTCACCTTTATAAATAACTTCTTCACATTTTGCTGGAATTATTTTATTATTAATAGTATCATAGGAATAAACCCAAAAATCTTTGTATTTTTTATCAAAAAGCTCTTTTATTTTTAATTTTTCACCATTTAAAAGCGGTATAATAGTGTTTTCTTCAAGACACACCTCATCTGTTAAAATGTCGAGTGCCGCTGAAACTTCTGGAGATAAATCCATTGCTTTAAAATCATTATAAGCAGCCAATCTATCTGTGTCGTAGTAAATTGAACGAGTATATAAATCATAAGCGATTTTTGATGATTGAACATCAAGAAATTCTTGTTGTTTTTGTTCTATTGAACCGTATGGATTTATTGGTTGATTAGATAGAACTTTTCTTTGCTGGTCATCACCGATTCCCGTTCTTCCTCTTCTTAAATTATTTAACAGTCTTGAAAAAACTGTTCCGTTTTGATTTGCCATATTATGTAATTAGTTATTTAATATAATAAATAGTTTGCTTTTTGTCAATTTATCAACCTCTGAAAGGAGCTAAAAGCCAAGACAAATCACTGTCATCATCTCTATTTTTAACATTTTCAATATTGCTTAAATTAGGATTTGGACTTTCAACTTTTGATTTATTCATGCTAAATCTTGAAGTTTCTACTCTGAAACCATCTATCATTGCAGATAAGGAGTCAGAACTCCAGTATAAATTTTGATATTCTGTATCTCTTATTGCGAGAGCAATTCCAAAAGCAAAAATTAAATCGTCATGATAACCAGGAGCGTGTTGAGCCTTAACTTCGTTTGAATTTTTATTAGCTGCTCCATATATAAAAGTTTGAAATTCATTCAGTAATCTTGATGAGTTTATAATAACTTCTCCTTCTCTCATGTATTTTTGAAGAGTAGAAATTATTATAGGTCTTGTTTTTGAAGTCGTTTGCCAGCCTGGAATATCTTCATCCTTCTTTAAATTTACTTTCCAAGATTTATTATATAACTGAACTGCACTTTTTGAGTGAAATATTTTATCAGGTGGATATTGTAATTCATTTTTTAAAGCAAGAGATGTTACAAGACCAAAAGAGTTACATTCAACTGCAACATAAGCCATATTATAATCCGATGAAACATTGCTAATTATTCTTGCAAACTGGTCAGGCATTACTTTTCCTTGATATTCTGCAACCTGCTCTAAAGTTACCGCATCAATAACTTGAATAGTTGAATAGTCAGAACCATCCGACCTTGACACATCGGCTGCTACTATGTAATTATGATTCTCTTGAGGTTTTTTCCAAACATAAAAAGATGTTTCATAATCGACAAATTTGTTTCCTGGATTATTGTAATCATAATAACAATCAATGTTATTTACAAGTTTATACCTAAACCTTTCTATTATTGAATTATCAACAACGAGGTTGCGAGAACCTTCAAATGACAAATCAAGCTCTTGTGATATTTTTACATTATCATATTCAAATCGTTTGCATTCTGTCTCATACCAAGGACTCCAAGGTTTTGAAACGCCAAACTCATCAGGTCTCCATTCTAATCCTCTTGCTAAAACAGGATGTGTTGACCAATGAACTCTTATTGCATTAAAATCATTTTCTTTTTTATCTGCCGCAACCCAAGTTCTATGATATAAATTTCCCGTTCCAAATGGCGTGGAAATCATTATACATTTACCACCAGTTACAGCAAGAGCCATACCAGCACCCAACCAAATACTATCAGCATGTTCAATGAAGGCAGTTTCATCAAGTATTAAAAGCGTCAAAGATTCACCACGACCAGCCTGTGGGCTTGAAGCTGTCGTTTTCATTTGGCAACCATTTGATAATTTTAATTCCTGCTGGTTATCAATTAATCTTTCTGAAGGAAGCATCCATTCTGGCGTATTATCCAAAAATATTCTTACTGAATCAGCAAAACGTATAGCGCCTTTTCTATCATTAGCAACAATCAATATTCTTTCGTCTGTTCCAAATATTAGTTTCCAGGCTACGTAGCCTGCGCAAATTGTGCTTAATCCTTGCTGTCTACTTTTTAAAATAATATTATTTCTATATTTTTCAAAATCTTTAATTACTGGTATTTGAAAATCATATAAACTTAATGTCCCAACTCTCTGTTTTTCTAAATCAAAAACAGAACCATAATTATTTAAATAATAAATTGGGTCTGCAACACATTTTGCATATTCTAATATTTGTTCTTGCGTCATATGTTTTTTAATATTCTGGTTAAAGTTGATAGAGGAATTTTCATTTTTTTTGAAATTTCTATTTTTTTACTTCCGTTTTTATATAATTCTATAATGTGTTTTACATCATATTTTGATATATTCTTGTTTTTTGTTTCTTTCCCTGTTTTTTGTTTACTTATTTTTTTAATTTTATTTTCGTAAATTATTTTTTTTAATTCATTTTTTAACTCTTCATCTTTAATATTATTTATTAATCTTGAAACAACGTCTTTTGAACAACCAATTTTTTTCATTATTTCATTAATAGCAAAACCTTTTTTTATTAAATCAATAATTAAATTTATATCAAACTTTGTTCTTCCTTTTTTAATAGAAGAAATTCCAGTTTTTATTTTTGATAATTTTAACTTTACATCTTCTCTCATTGGAATTCCTTTATTCCAAGAAGTTTTCCCTTTTAAACTTTTCGATAACTTATCTCTTGTTTCTTGAGTAACAAATCTTCCTTTATTTAAATATCTAAAATATTCTTTTAGTTCATCGCTGTGTTTATAACCTGAAGCTCCACAATTTCCACCAATCGAAACATTAACTAATTTTGCACCAAAAGACTTAAAAGTTTTAATGTAAATTATTTCTTTTTTATTTGCCTCATCTAAAGTTAAATTATCTTCTAATAAAATTATTTCTGGTTTTAAGTTTTTTTCTTTTAAACTTTGTATCCAATTATATTTATAAGTTGCCTTTTTACCTCTTAATTTTTCACTTAAATGTTTTCTTAATCTTTCTTTTAAACTTTTTCTTGTTAAACCAACATATCTAACTAATTCAGTATTAGGCTCTAATAAAGCGTAAATTTTGTATAGTTTATCTAACTCCATATATTTTAAACTTATTAAATTACAATCCTACGTAAACAGTCGAGTTTTGATTTTCTTGAACTTTAAAAATAGATGATACATATAAAAGACTCACCTCATTATTGCTAATATATACTTGATAATTCCCAAATTCTGTTGGAACAAAATCATATTGATATAGTCCCGCCAAAGCATCGACAAGACTAAAATTTAAAGTAACTCCAGTATATATACCACTGTCTTTCAATAAATAAGAATCAAACGTTGCTGGAACAACTGGATTGTTGTAAAAGTCAACAGATAGAAAAACTTCATTTATTGTCTGTCCTGTAGTATAAATCATTTCTTTTGATATAAATATGTTAAAATTTTA